TATATTTCATTACAGCAGTCCAATAAGGATTGCCTATTTGAAGAAAATCCGATTATCTACATAACTCAGGAAACCGCCTGTATGTACTATGGTTTGCAGTTAATGTTTGGTTCTACACTGCCTGACGAAATTATATTCAGGACTTTCAATGATGGCAAAAAGGTGGATGAGTATGAGGTAAATTCGGACATTACAAAGAGGTTGATAGTGCAGCACGATTTTGATGATTTTGATTTGATGGAGATTGAGTTCACAAAGACAAAAGAACCATTCAACCGCATAGTCGTTGATTACTTCTCATTTGGCGATATAACGGATTTTACAATGGAAAGGCAGGATATGACCTCTTCTCCAAAATCAATCAAACAGGAGCTTGTCAAGGCAGTCAGAGTGCCATGCTATTCCTACCAGAAAGGAACTGCGGAAGAAACTCTTATTAGTGAAGAGACGGAGGCAGTAAAGGGAGATATTCAGACGTATTATCTCGGAGATCCGACTTATGGATGCAGAGCTACGTTCAATTCCTCGGCATCAAACGTCAGCATCATAGAAAACGGAGATTATTATGTGACAGTTAAGTTTCTGATTACTGGCAAGTACCAGTTTGAAATTATAGGACACAGATACAACATTGTTGAGCAGTATGCCGTAAAAACGCTCAATAGCAGAGGAAAGACCATAACATGGAAAAATCCTCTGGTAAGCGATATGGAAACGGCAAACCACTTGGCAGACTGGCTTGGGGATTATTACAACGCCGGTATTGAGTACGAATACAATACCCGTGGAAATCCAGAGATTGATGCGAACGACATTGTTTATCAGGAGAACGCATATCGCCCTGGATTAAAGGTCAATATCTATCGCCACATTGTTAATTTCTCACAGAGTTTATCTGGAAAGGTAATTGCCCGTAGGGTATCAGAAAAATAAGAACAGAAAGGAAGAGGAAAATGAATGGCTATTAAATCCGTACAGGCTATCGTAAATGGTGTGACTACCACACTCACATACGACAGCGCATCAAAGACTTACAAGGCTACGCTTACCGCTCCGGCAAAGTCCTCATACAATCAGTCAGGACATTATTACGGAGTACAGATCATCGCCAAGGATGAGGCCGGCAACACGACTACCGTAAACCAGTCGGATGCCACACTCGGAAGCAAGCTGAGGCTTACGGTAAAAGAGAAAACCGCACCGGTTATCACAATCTCTTCTCCGACAGCATCACAGTTACTTACGAGCAATCAGCCGACAATTTCATTCACAGTCACAGATGATGATTCTGGTGTCAATCCAGATACAATCAAGCTGCTTATTGATGGTTCTGAAATATCTGGAATCACAAAGACAAAGACAACGTCCGGTTATTCATGCAGTTATAAACCGTCCACAGCACTTTCAGACGGTTCACACACCGTTGTTGTAAAAGCATCCGACTATGACGGCAATGCAGCTACTCAAAAGAGTGTTTCATTCAAGATCGATACTGTACCGCCTGAGTTATCAGTTACAAGTCCGGTAAACAAACTCGTCACGAATAAAACCACAGTAACGGTAGCCGGAACTACCAACGATGCAACATCAAGTCCGGTTACGCTGACAATCAACGGCAGTGCAGTAACTGTATATGACGATGGTACTTTCTCAAAGGATATAACCCTGAAAGATGGCTCAAACACCATTACCGTTGTAGCAAAGGACGGAGCCGGAAGAACCACGACCGTCACAAGAACAGTAACCCTCGATACAAAAGCACCGGTTATCTCAGATGTTTCATTGGCACCGAACCCGGCGGATGTCGGAGCAACCTATGTAATTTCTGTTTCGGTAACAGATTAGGCGGTGCGGCATGGCAGCTAACATATTGGTAAGGGACGTTACGATAAGTCCAAACCCCGTGCAGGCAAAGGGGAAATACACAATCTCAGTTTCCATTGAGGAACTGAAAGGCGTTGCATTTGTCGGCAATTATGTTGGCTCCTATGTCAATATATCAGACAAGGAAATTCCTGATAAATTGCCACTGGCATACGTTGGCAATTACACCAAAGGATAGGAGGCGATGAATAATGGCTGATATAGCAAATGTCACAGGAACACTTGACGATAAAGAACTGAATTTTCAGCACTCTATCGGAACCGTATATAAAGCCTCCGCAAGCATAGATGGTTCGGAAAAGGATCATGTAGCCGTATTGACGGCAACGGATTCTGCCGGGAATAGTACAACGGAAACAATGGTTATTTCTATCTCGGGTTCCTGGACCACTCCAAAAACAGATTGGTACGGTTACACAGACGATGATGGGATTTATCACGGAGACCGGTTTAACACGGAGGATTTCAACCGGATAAAGAACAACCTCGCATATCTCAGAGAGATAGCCGTGGCAATGTACCAGGAGTTTTCCATAAATGATCTGGGAGACGATAGGAGCAAAGACCAGTATTTTTATGCGGATGAGATAAATCAGTTGGAAGAAAACATTAAGCTCATAGCTGAAAACACATTTAAACCGGACATAGGGGAGAACCCCTTATACACAGCGAATGGAAAGATTTTTGATTTCAACGAACTCAACCGCATTGAAAGCCTAATTTTGGATTTATTCAATCAGTTATTAAACCAATACAGAGGTCGGCAGATGCTTACCTTTAACTTTGGCATAAGGAGGGAGGCGTTCTAAGTGGCGTGGGAACGATTAAAGACAGACTACAAGGATGCCGTATGGTCCGGTCTGCGGAAGTTCATACCTATTGATAATGGGGACGGCAGTTATTCCGTAAAAGATGTGACCCAGTACACGGTGTACGATGAATCGTTTTTCGGTGCGTATGATGCCAACCGCATCAATACAGCCGTCAACGCAATCATGGCAGCATTGGAAAACGGAACAGATTTGTATGAGGTATTCACAGAGTTTTTTGAGAACCAGAAAGTTGAGTTTGACAAGAGAGCAAATCTGGATCTCGACTCATTCAATATCTTTCTCGACAATTTGCAGGCAACGGCAAATGCGGATGTTGTGCAGTTAAAGAAAGACTACACATCTGAAATGACAACGTTTGAGAACAATCAGGAAATATTGTTTAATCAATGGTTTTCAATGATTAAAGATCAGTTGTCAGCGGATGCAGCCGGAAAATTGCAGAATGAAATCAACGATGTGGAAACCCACATCAGAAACCTTGCAGTGAAGATACATTTCAACGATACCGTTGGAACTGCTGCTGCAATAACTGTACAAAATGTAACATCCGGTAACAAATATACTGTTACAGATTATACTCAGCCTTTGTATCTCACAGAGGCAGGAGAGTACACAATAAGCATTGCGAATGACAACTATATAGTTGCCCCGAAAACATTTTCTATCAGCAATGCGGATCTTATGACACATAAGACTTTCAGAATCATGGACGGCAACGGATTGGCGTTTGTCGATGGTTTTGTAGGAGCCTATGTAAATAAATAACGGAGGTAGACAAAATGAGAGATTTCCCTAAGAGACTTGCAACCGCCGAGGACATTAGAAATTGTAAATCCTTGGTGGATGATGGCGCATTTGCAGCAAAAGACCTGTTGGAAGCCATCGAAGATCTTGAAAGCATGAATTATCTTCATTGCCCGGTTCTTGCGGTAGGAGAGGATAAGAAAACTGTTACCATTCACTATTGCGCTGAGGCAAAAGCAAATGCAAAGGCGATTGTCGGAAATAAGACGGTAACAATCACAAACGTAACACATGAAGAGGGCGAACCGGATGAGATTACAGGAGAGAAACAGTTGGAAACGACCGTTATCTCCACATCCGCTATGGTATCTGTGGATGCAACAGAAATCGCAGTTACCGCACCATACACCATTTACGAAAGTCTCGGCATGACAGCCGAAGAACTGAATCAGATTAAGGAGGAATTGGCTAATGAGTAAATTCTACGGTTATGATGAAGCAATGGAAAATGACATTGCGAAGATAACCACCCCGAAACTTGCGCTTATGTCCGATGTCGTTGCATCTGATAAGAAGTTTATTCGCATGGAGAACGGTTCCCTTACTGTTATCGCAGGAGTTTTGATTGCGGTAGGCAATTCTGTTTTTAAGACAGAAAAAACCACTCTTACAGCGAGCAACTTGGACGGAACAGCAACTAAGTTTGAGGTGGGAAAGGACTACTGCATTTATATCTGTGATCCTACCGGTGGAGATGCCACGAACTTTGCCGCAGAACAGTATCGTATTTCCCTTAATACGACATATCCAAACGGTTATACGGCAGTTACATCAAGAAAAATCGGCGGCTTCCATTACGGCGTAGTCAGAAAAACAAATAGTTCCGGTATTCCAATCAGCGCATCAGGCGCGGCATTAGGAAGTGGATGGGAAACAAACGTAGCGGAGGGCATTGTACCTAATTCCGTTTGGACTCTTCTCCACAGACCTACTTG